GCGACACCATCACGGTCAAGTATGCGCTCGATGCAGCAGATTTCAAGAATGTCGCGCTGATCCTGCCGATCCTCGACGGCGGTTTTGTGGTCGCGGAGCTGCCGAAGGCGCTGAGCACCGGCGGCCTGAGCATCTCCACAAGCAAGGCGGCAGTCGGCGGCCTGAGCTGCACCATGACCGGTTTCAAGTCGCTCGCTGACAACACGATTGAACCGATTGTGCTTTACCGCATCACGCCTGCCGGTTCGCTCGGAGAAATCACGGTCGCTTCCGCTGCCGGTACCGCTTCCGGCACGACAAAGCTGACACTTTCCGGCTATACGCCCGCGCAGGGCGAAAGCTATGTCTACAAGGTCGGCACAACGACCACAGCACCGACAATTGCCTATCATGCAACGCCGGATTACACATGGACAGCGTGGGACGGCACTTCCGATATCACCGCACAGACCGGCAAAAAGATTGCAGTTGCATCCGTCAGCCAGAACGGCGCGGTTGCTTACGGATCTGCAACGGTTACGGCCAAAAGTTAAAGAGGGGGCAGCAGTATGAAAACACTTGCAAACTGCCCGCTTTCGGAATTTCTTCCCGCAGCTTACCGGCTGCGGGATGCGTTCCACGAATATTATCAGCTTATTGGAATGGATGCACTGCGGGAACACTACGCACAGCGCATGAAAGATGCCGCAGACGATGCCGAAAAGAATGTGCTTTCCCGCGCCTATCTGGATGACATTCTGCGCCGGATGATGCAGGAGCATACAACAGCAACGGTGGAGCTGATCGCGCTGATCGGCTTCATGACAAAGGAAGAAGCAGGCGCACTCATGCCGGAAGAAGCGCTCGGCCTGATTCTCGAAATGCTGCGCTCTGAACGGGTGATGGATTTTTTTATCAGTCTGGAACGTACGGCGGGAAGCGGTACGGACGGTATCTTGCGCACGTTGATCCTGCTGCGGCTGAGCGTTTCGGCAGCGGATACATCGGCGACTGCATCGAAGAACAGTACGAGCGGGACGAACGAACAAAGCTCTGCTGGGGATACGCCGGAGAGTGCCTGAGAGTGCTCACACGCGGCGCAATGCAGGTGCGGCTCTATGATCTGCTCAGCGACGCAGAAACGCCCGTACAGCAGCGGGATGAACGCTCAACGGCAGAAGTCGCGGACAGCATCATTGCAGGGATGTCGGAGATTTTAGGCGGTGATGATGAATGAATGTATTTGATTTGTTTGCAAAGATCTCACTCGATACCAGCGCTTACGAATCAGCGCTGAACGGTGCAAAAGGAAAGGCATCTGGCTTCGGCTCGGCGCTGACAAATGTCATCGGGCATGCTGTGGATTTCGTCAAGACCTCGCTGGAATCTGCCGGCAAAGCTACTGTCGGCTTCATGGCGGATTCCGTGCAGACCGGACGTGAATTCGATCAGGCGATGTCGCAGGTCGCAGCAACAATGGGAAAATCGGTCGGGGAGATCGAAAATCTCAGAGACTTCGCCCGCGAAATGGGTGCGAGCACCGCGTTCTCCGCGACCGAAGCCGCAGAAGCACTCAACTACATGGCGCTTGCAGGATATGACGCGGAAACATCCATGTCCATGCTGCCGAATGTCCTGCACCTCGCAGCAGCCGGAAACTTCGACCTTGCCCGTGCATCCGACATGGTGACCGACACACAGACCGCTTTCGGCATCTCGCTGGAACGCACGACACAGATGGTCGATGAAATGGCGAAGGCTGCAAGCACCGGAAACACCAATGTCGAACAGCTCGGCGATGCCTTCCTGACGGTCGGCGGTCTGGCACAGGAGCTCAACGGCGGCTTTGTCACGCTCTCTGACGGCACACAGGCGGAAGTTGACGGCTTGCAGGAACTGGAGATCGCGCTCACATCTATGGCAAATGCCGGCATCAAGGGCAGCGAAGCCGGTACACACATGCGCAATATGCTGCTGAAACTTGCAAGCCCGACAGCAGAAGGCGCAACGCGGTTTGAAGCACTCGGTGTCAGGATTTTTGATGCAGGCGGCAAAATGCGTTCGCTGAAAGAGATCTTCGGCGACCTGAACACCGCGCTCGGCAGGCTGACACAGCAGGAAAAACTGCAAGCCATCTCCGACCTGTTCAATACCAGAGATACGGCAGCATCAGAAGCGCTGCTGCATGCGATCGGAGAGGACTGGGATCACATCGGCGAATCCATCCTCGATGCAAAGGGCGCTGCCGAACAAATGGCGGAAACGCAGCTCGACAACCTCGAAGGCGACATTACAAAGTTTAAGTCTGCGCTCGATGAGGCGAAGATCTCCATTTCGGACAGGCTCGCACCGACACTCAGAAATTTTGTGCAGACAGGTACCGGAGAACTCGGGCACCTCGCAGAAGCATTTCAGAGAAACGGTTTCAGAGGGCTGTTCACCGTCATCCGGCTGGATCTTGAACAGGCGCAAAGACATATTTCCGGATTTGTCAGGGGCATTGATTTTGCAGGCATGGCAAGAGAAGCCGGTGAAAAAGCACCGCAGGTCATCACTTCAATGCTCGAAGCATGGACGGATCCGGAACACAAAAAAAGTATTCTTGGAATCGGATCCGATATTGTCAATAGTTTGATTGACGGGCTGCTATCTGAAGAATCGCTCGATGCAATCACGGATCCGGAAACAGGCGCTCCGAAAATTGTGGACAATATCGTTGAAGGCATCAAAGATTTTCTGCTCGGACCGGAGCAGGACGGTGAGGGCGGGCTGTTCGGCGCTTCGAAAAAAATCGTGATAAAACTCGGCGACTATTTTGCAGATGAAAAGAACAGGGATAATATGAAGCAGGCTGCCGACAAGATCGTCCGGTCACTCGGCAGCGGCATCATCAGCATTCTGCAAAACGGCGCTGCACCGCTGATGGTGGAAGTTGCCAGAGCATGGGCAGAGTGTTTTATCGGTGAGATCAACTACTCCGAAACAGCGTCTGAAATAATTGAACGGCTTGGTCAGGCGTTTATTCACAACATGATGACAGGCGGCATCATCGGGCAGTGGATCGACGAAGCCGCTGCGTCTTACGGTGAGGAAGTTGAGCAGAATCTCCCCAGAGAGCAAAGAGTATCTGATACATACTATACAGCGCAGGGAATGCTGCAATCGAGCAGCGTTCCGCAGTTTGTACAGTATCAGATCCGGAGAGGCATGAACGGACATGCTTCCGGCTTCTATGCAAACCGTCCGGCATACCTGACAAACTCGCTTGTCGGCGAAGCCGGTGAGGAAGTGCTGCTTCCGCTGGACAGCAATACCGCATGGATGGATAAACTTGCGGAGAAGCTCGGCAGCAGAATGCAGACCGGCGGCATCACAATCGGCGAGATCAATGTTACCGTATCCGGCACAGAACAAACAGGCAGAGCAGTCGTGGAGCAGATTGACACGGAGCTCAGGCAGTACCAGATTATGCAGCAGAGAGGGGTAGGTGGCACAGGATGGTGATCCAATCAGCAGATTATTTTATTGTCAATGGTATTTCCAGCGCATCTGTCGGGCTTTATGTGGATACACCGCCCGTTCCGCCAATGGCATCGCAGCGCGTCACCACATGGCAGACCGGCATAGATGCGGATCGCCACAGCCCCGATAATGTATACGACGACATCAAGCTCACGATCAATGCATACTGCTTCTTCCCGGAGAGCTTTGATCTATCTGCCGTCTATGCTTTTCTCGCAGATGCAAAGACGCTGATGTTCTCGCGCTTTCCGAACCGCTATCTCAAGGTCGTGAAGGTCGATTCGGTGCAGCCGGTACAGCAATGGGACGGAAAACGGATCACGCTCAAAATCGGGTTTACATGCAATCCGTTTAAGTACCATGTAAGCAACCCGGAAATCGCCATCACCGAAAACAAGCTGGTAAACCCCGGCACACGGTACAGCCGCCCGCTGTACAAGATCACGCATGATGTCGGCGGCGACACTATCCTATCCGTCAACGGGCAAACATGCACGATCAACTATCGGGCATCAAGCCCGATTTACATTGACTCAGAGCGTATGATTGCTTATAACGACAGCGGTGTTAATCAAACACAATATACAGCAGGGCTATTCCCATTCTTAGCGCCGGGGATGAACCTGCTAAGCGTTGTGCACAGCAGCGGCATTGCATCCGCAGCATCGCTGACCGTCAAAGGAAACTGGAGGGATTACTGATATGGCAACGGTAAATGTATCGAGCTGGACAGAGTTTGCGCAGGCTGTCGGCGTTTCCGGGGATACAGTTGTGCTTCCCAATAAAGCGGAATGGGACATGAATGAGATATACCCGGAAGGATACACCGGCAATATCACTGTAAACTGCTCAGAGATAGACGGCAACGATTCAACAATCAGGAATCTGCATATGTTCGGCTCTTTTATACTCGGCTCTGCATCTGCTGAACATACAATCCGGAATCTTTCACTCACAAATTTTGTTGCTGAGACAACCACAAACGCATTTTTTCAGTGGGCTTACGGCTCTGGAAGAAAGACATTGACTTTTTCGGGCTGCATTTTATCTGGTCTGTGCGGTACGAAGCCGGAAAGACTGGCGCAAAAAGATGATACTCATGTTCTAAAATTTAGCCGGTGCAGCACGAACATCAGCTTCACTACATCTGCAAACACATTTGGTATTTTCCCAGTAACAGAGGCAAAATATTGCAGATTGAAACAAAATGTACAAAATTCTGTTATCACAAAGGTTTTCGTGCTGTTTGGGGATTGCAAATTCTGCGAGATAGATGTATATATGCCACAGCTAGCAGCCGGGGAACTGAACGTATCGAATCTATCTGCGTGCAAGCTGCTCGGCGGCTATGGTGATGCAACGTTTTACGCAGATTCTGCGTCACAGACGCGGGAATTTCCGTCCATTTACCTGACGGATGCGCTCCCAGATGCCGTTGACGGGCAGTACATGCGCTGTGTGACACGCGATCAGATGCGTGACGCAGCATATCTGGCGTCAATAGGATTCCCGATAGGAGTGTGAGAGACTATGCCGGAAACATGGACAAACTGGGTCGTATCAGGCGGCGAACTGACAAACCCGGAATTTGTGAATTTGCCGGAAAAGCCATTGATGCAGCCGTTCCCGCTGTCCGTCTGGCAGTGCGATCCTTTGGTAGACGAAGGAGAAGTATCATGCCCGCTGTTTCCGGATTGGGTAAGATTAGAGATTACTCCCGTAAAGCAGATGCCGTATATTGTTGTATTTAGCGTTACAACTCCGCAAGCGCAGCTCCAAATGCCGAGAAATAACGGCATGGCAATCCTCACACCAACATCTTGCGAGGAAACAGAAGAACTGTGCGGGATGTGGTCTGTCAAGCTGGAACACCCGATTGACCCGGAAGGAAGATACAAGATGCTTCTGATCGGGAATATAATCCGTGTAAACGGGCAATTGTTCACGATCAAGCAGACAGACGAACAGTATAACGGCAGCACCGGAAGCGTTTCTGTTTATGCTGAACACGTCTGGTATCAATGGGGTGACGGTTGGATTTACAGCGATCCGTTTGAGCCGACTCAGATATACGAGAAATCAGCGCAAGCTGCGATCAATAGCATTATATCTCACACGCGGCAAGAAGCTATGCGCGGCGGACAGGTTTACAATTTCACCGGAAACTCCGGTATGTATTACGATACAACCTATTATGCAGTGATCGAAGAAGGATGCACGCCAATTGATCTTATACTCGGCGAAAGCGGAATTATTGCAGCGAAAGGCGGCGAGTTACATAGAGACAACTTTTATTTCTCTGTAAACCCGCGCAAAGAAACCGCTCGTGATAATGCTTTTGATATCCGTGTAGGCAAAAATCTGACCGGAATCAGGCGGAACATAGACGCAACAACTATGTGCACTTATTTTTCGCTGATTGACAGAGAAACAGGCGCAGGGTGCTCATGGGCATGGGATGGAACTGTGCCGGTTATGCGGAATCTTATACCGCATCATACGATAAGGGCGCAGTTCACAAGCTATCCGGAAGGCACTCTCGGACGTTTTATCCACCTTTGCCAAGACGGAGAGATGGTATTCAACAGGTACTGCCGACCGTTAATCGGATACGAAATTGATCTCGAAGACACAAGGCTGAACCAAGATTTTGAAATGACTGCTGACGAGTCTATCAGATGTGGCGATTCCGGACGTGTGTATGACGAACGGTTAGGCGGAGAAATACTGCTTGAAGTGACAGAGATAGTCTATGACCGGATTACAGGGAAATGCAAGAGATTTACAGTAGGCGACAAGCATTCTTTCGTGTATCATCCTTCTGCCCCTGCTGTTTTCCCGTTCACGCCGGAATTTCAAGGCGGTGAATTGTGGGTAAAGGATAGCACAGGGCGATATTTATATGATGCAGCAGGACGAAAAATTATGATGGAGGTGACCGAAATTGGCGATTGAAACAGGCACTTTTGCACATACATTGGAGCAAATTGACGCAGCCGTGGATGCTGTGCCAAGTAAAGCAAGTCAGAGTGATCTGGATTCGCTGGAAGCGGTCGTCAACGGAAAACAAGATGCATTGACAATCGACCCGATACCGGAATCTGGTAGTGATAATGTCGTGAGGTCAGGCGGCATTGTCAACTGGGTCTATGGCACAACACCGAATACGATCAACAACGGCGACGACCTCAATGATTACTATACACCTGGCACATACCGCGCCGCGTCCGGCAGTATCGCAGCAACATTGTACAATTGCCCGACTGCTTCCGGCTTCCGGCTCGAAGTTGTTTCAACGATCTCAGCAGCATCCAGCGGATACCAGATTCAGCGACTCTATCCCAACAATTCCGAGGGTGAATTCTTCATGCGTAGACGTCTTGGTGCTGCCAGCGGGAACTGGGGCGACTGGTACAGATTCGCCGGAACGGTCGTGCAGCCGATCAACGTTCCGGATCGAGCACAGCTTACCAGTATAGGATTAACCGATAGTATAAATATGGCAGAAGAAGAAGAAACGGAGATTGAAAGATGAAATACATAATTATGCTTGCGATTGTTGTCGGGCTTGCGCTTGTCGATTTTATAACCGGCATCATCAAAGCGTATGTCAAACACGACATCAGCAGCGAAAAAATGCGGCGCGGAGGGCTCAATAAGGTAACGGAGATCCTCGTCATGACAACGGCCTGCGGTCTGGAAATCGGTATCAGTATGCTAGGACAGTACTACCAGACACCGGAGCTCGCAGGAATCGCAGGGGCAGTCACAGCGGGCGCGGTCTTCTCGTACATCCTGCTCATGGAACTTGTCAGCATCCTCGAAAACTACGGCGAGATATCGCCCGATGCAACATGGGTGGCGAAAATCATCAAGAAACTGCGGAATTTTAACGATAAGGAGGAAAAGTGAGATGTTCAAACCAAGACTTACAAAGCCGGAAGCCGGAAACCCCTATTACAACCGGATTGCAAACGGCGGGTACTCCGGCGCGATCAAAGGGCACCCGACGGATCCGGGATGCGATGTGCTGCACAACTGCGTTGGATATGCCGCAGGGCGGTTCAACGAGATCATCGGTGCGGGTAAATTTGTATACTTCCAGCATCCGCCCAACGCGGAAGACTTTTATGATACCGGGATTGCAGCGGGGCTGCCGATCAGTCAGAAACCGCAGCTCGGTGCGATCGCATGCTGGGCAAAGGGCAAGACG